CTGATGAGTGGGAAATATTTCTGGCAGCCTCTAAGAAGATATTCAGCGAGGCTTAGACCGATCCTAGAGGTATTCCAGTAGAGCATTTCCATTCCATTGGCCTTTGAGTTGCTTGAGGCGTTGAAGTGGAGTTCTATGGCGATGGAGGCTTTTTCTTTCTTTAGGTGTTTTATGAGCCAGTTCATGGCAGATGTGTAGGATCCATAGGTTCCTCCGTAGTCATCTACGACAAAGCTACTGATGCCATATTCCTGGAGGTCTGACTTCAGGTATTCAGCGACCTTCTTATTGTAGGTCCACTCGTTGATTCCTCCACATGATACAGCACCAGTATCTCCTTTCCTTGAGTGTCCTACGCATATTGCGACGTTGAGGTCATCTCTAGGAATGCTGTTGGTTGGAAAGGGTACAGTGGGTTTCTCCTTTAGCTTTTCTATTTCGTTGATATGTTCAATGGCGTTACTGATGTGTTCTTGAGCCTTGAACAGGTCTTCTTTAATGTCCTTCATATTTCCTCTACAAATCGTCGTTGTTAAAAAATGGTATCAAGTGAGTGAGTTGTTGTTCTAAGCCCACCTCGTTAATCCTAGAGCCAATTAGGGCTATTCCTATGGTTCTTCTTATTGCCATAGTACAAGTCACTAATCTTTTGTAGCTCTTGGTCCAGAAGATCCTCCTTGCGATCCTTAATCTTCTTTTCGGCATCTTGTGCCATCTGTTCAGACCAATAGCTCACTGCCATTGCTAGGGCATCCAATCGGTCATCGTGGGTAATAGCACCTCTGTCTCTTGTTATTCTGGACAGTTGATAGATGAGTTGGTATTTGAGTTGGGATTCAAGAGGGTAGTTCTGGGCGGTCTGAAAGTCCTGTCGGATAACATCAGGTGATATAACAAGCTTATGCTGACTCATCACTGGCTCAAGGGTGTCAATGATCCTCTTCTCCTTCTGGATGCTGTGGCGTACTTCTTCAACAGTGCAGGGGTGTATTTTGTTTAGAAAGGGTTTAAACAACTCACTAAACATACCATCACCAAAGTTACTCTCAACGATGATGTAGTTAACTTTGTGCTTCTTTGCTTTCATTGCAAGAACCTTGAGGACATCTTCTCCGTAGCCCCCTTGCATACCTCCTGCATCAGGGACGTATAGGTATCCGTTAAGCATCTTTACAATGGCCCAAGAGGTTTCATCTCGACCACGACCAGAGGGGTCAATGGACATGACTGATCCAGTGAACTCAACCATGTCACCAACTTGCTTGAAAGGTCTATAGAATCTATCTCCACTGAAGCCTACGTTAGGGACATCTCCAGTCCAAGCTAGGTCTGGTGATTGCGCCCACACTACTTTCTCAGGAGCCACCTCGTTGTCTATGTCCATTACAAGCAAGTCGTTGACCTTTAGGGGAAAGCGATCAATATCTGACAGCTTACTATCGAGCATGAACTGCATAGCAAAGCCAGCTTTTCCGTAACTGACCTCCCGTTCCGCCAGATCTATCTCACTAAACCTTATAGGTTCTGTGGACTTGTTCTTCTTTTCTTCAGACACGCAAAGTGGGCTAACTCGTCCATAATAAGTTTTCTCATTATCTTTGGGAGTTATGTACTTGCAGGGCCATATGCAAGCGGTGTAGTCTCTCTCCATCAGTTTGTTGTAGAGTGAGTCTTCACATTGAGGCGTACCCAGAAAGACAATCTTGGATTCCTTATCAGGTTTTAATATGGACTCGAACTCCTTTACCTGCTCTCCAAGCTTATCTCTCATGCCTTGCGTGGCTGAGTTGTTTGGAACCTCCACATCGTCGGCCACTATGATGTCAGCCCTGCTTCCAGTTAGTTGGGAGGTAATGCCTAGTGACTTAACACTCGGAGCATGACTAGCTGGTGCAGGACCAACATCAAAACTTATCTTTGAAAATCGTTGTTTATCTGTGGGGATCAAATGGGATAGTAGAGGCATCTCGTGGATTAGCCTCAAAGTGAACGTGGAGAAATCGTCGGCTCTTGTTTTACTGGCAGAGCATACCAGGATGTTTTTTGACGGGTCCAGAAGTAGTTGGTGTACAACGTATGCTGAACAAATCCAAGATTTACCTACGCCTCGGAAGCCTTGGATAACAGCCCTTCTAGGGCCGTTCTGCATCCAGTCAGCAATCTCGTATTGTATGTCTGTGGGGTCGGGGAGATTGAGGTGTTTCCAAACGAGGTAAAGGAAATTTCTGAAGTCCTTTAACTCTTCCATATATTGTTATTAGTTAACGTTGCTTATAGGGGATTCCTCACCTTCTTCTTCCTCTTTAAACGGAAGAACACTTATAAGATCTTGAATCTTAGTGTCTTGTTTAAGTCCCTCATGTATGCCGTTATCTTTTAGATACTGTCTGGCAGCATTTAGCAAAGAAGGTTCTGCGTCTCCTAATTTGATGCGCTCAATGAACTCATCTGTTAGAAGATCCTGCAAGACATGCATTCTTGCTGAGTTGTCTTTATCGTTATTATCCATGTAGTTATT